CGCTATCTTCTTTGCTGCGAAGCCTTCGAATCGACGCGCGAACAGGGCGTCTTTGAAGCGTTCCGCAGGATCTTTACCGAACACGGCCTGCCTGCAGCCATTCGTTCCGACAACGGCCTTCCTTTCGCAAGCCCGAATGGCCTCTATAATCTATCGAAGCTGTCCGTTTGGTGGCTGCGATTGGGGATCGGCCTCGAACGCATTAGGCCTGGCCATCCGCAACAGAACGGACGCCATGAGCGCATGCATCTGACGCTGAAGAAGGAGGCGACGAGGCCACCTGGCAGGAACACTCTGCAGCAGCAGGCCCGCTTTGATGCATTCGTCAGCGAATTCAATGAGGAGCGGCCGCACGAGGCGTTGGACATGAAGGTGCCGGCAGATCTCTTTGTCGCATCGTCACGCCCCTATCGGGGCCTGCCGGAGATCGACTATCCCTTCCACGATAGGGAGGCGCTCGTCACCAATTGCGGCCGCCTCTGCATCTATCGCAAGAAGATCAACATCTCCACCGTACTGGCCGGACAGAAGCTTGGAATCAAGGCAGTCGACGACGGCATTTGGCTCGTCAGCTTCATGCACTATGATCTGGGATATATCGACCTGGAACAGAGGACTTTGCAAACCATCGACAACCCGTTCGGCACGAGGTTGTCACCCATGTGTTAGGTACGTTCTGTTACCTATGTCTTCTCTATTCGGCGTGTTGAGGTCAAGCGCTTACGAGCGTCTTCGCCTCTTCGGAGCATGACATCTTCCGCAGGTCCTCGCTTCTCTTCGGGATCGGCGTTTCGCCCTCCCAGCATGGGGTTAGGAGAATGAGGCGGTTCAATCTCCGGGACGTGATTACCGCGTGATGCGATCGGCACAGACATAGGTTCGAACTTGCCTCATCCATCGTCCTGCGAAGGACGTCCTTCCGCCGGCTGGCGGAACTTTGTCTTTCTCCTTCTGGCCTGTTGTCAGCTCGCTGATGTCATGGCTTCCCTCGTCCAGCGGAATTCAGTGCCGTCGAGCCACATGCGATGCATGACGACTGCTAGGCGACGAGCGAGCGCGACTTTCGCTTTCGCCATGCCGCGCCGCTTGGCGATCTTCATCGCCCAGGCCTTCAGCGACGACCATTTCCTCACGCGCGTCAGCAGGATTTGGGCAGCCTCATAGAGCAAAGTGCGCATCATGCCGTCCCCGCATAGCGATATGCAGCCGACGCGCTTGCTTTCCCCGGACTCGTGGAGCTTCGGCGTTAGTCCCAGGATCGATCCCACTGCCTTGGAGTTTCTGAAGCGCTGCGGAATGTCGATTGTCGCGGTATAGGCGAGGGCCACCACGGGGCCGACACCAGGGATCGTCATCAGGCGCCGGCAGGTGGCATCATCCTTCACGACCGCCAGAGCTTGCCCGTGCAGGCGCGCAAATTCGGTACGAAGATTCCGTCGGGCAGCAAGCAATGGCTCCATGATTGCCGCGAGATCGGGCATGCCTTCGATGAGCTCGCGAATGCGCTCTTCGAACTTCGCCGTTCCCACGGCAGCAACCTTCAGCCCAAAATTGCGCAGAAGGCCGCGGATGTCGTTCTCGATGGCGATCGCCTTTTCCTGCAGCAGCTTACGGGCCGTCAAGAGCGCCCGCCGCTTCTGGCTCGTCAGCGTCTTCACATGCACTGGGCGATACAGATTGACGCGCATCATCTGCGCGATGCCGCGCGCATCATTGCGATCCGTCTTGTTGGGCTGCGCCTTCAGGAAGGCCTTCACATGGCGCGTCTCGATGCAGATGACCGGCAATCCCGCCCTGGCCAGTCCCTCGAATAACCACTGCGACAAAGGTCCGGCTTCAAGTCCGACCCGCTCGACGTTCCAGGTCTGGCCCTTTAGCACCGCGATGAGATCGTCAGGGTGGCTGACCACCTTCACCTCACGACAGATCTCGCCGGATTCGTTGATAATGCAAACGGCGGTCTCTTTTACCGAGACATCGAGGCCAATAAAGTGCTTCATGCTGCGCTTCCTTTCCTGATGCTTGTGGCTGTTTGGACAGACCACGTTTTACCATCAGTGTTGTTTGACACCGCTAACCGGAATATCCGGGAATATGTGGGATTTGCCGGGAAACATCGGGAAGAGCCTGAAAATCAAGGTGTTTGGCGGCGTACGGCGAGAATGTGGGCGGCCTAAAATTTGACAGGCTGCGAAGCAAGAAGAGCGGGCGACAGCAGCGGCCAGGCGTAGAGCGAAGTTTTTGCGGGCGGCCTTTTGAAAAGCCTTTGAAAGGCGGTCCAGCCCTCTTCAAATCATTGAAATCCTTAAGGGCCTCTGCGTGGCTGGCGGGACGTCCGCCGCCTTACAAACCTCGTTCAAGCGCGCTTACGTCCAATTTGAGGTTTGCCCTATCGGGAAAACCTCGGGAAAACCTCATTAAATGCCCGGAATACAAGCGTGGTCGTGGCTTCGGAGCAGTAGCTGAGGTTTGCCCTGAAGGAGCCGCGCGTTGAAGCGAGGGCGCTGCGGTAACTCTATTTACAACCACTTACGCGCGTGTCGCGCTCGCCGCTTGCGAGCATGAGTCGGGATCACTACCTTAGCGTCGCAATTTGTAATGCTGGGGACTGATTTCTGAATACATGCTAAAATTGTAATGTAACTGCCGCCATATAGCGGCCTCCCGCCTTGCGTTTGCCGTAGGCGGCCACTCTCACATCGTCGATGTCGCTGCCTTGTCCTCCGGCAAGGAACGACCCGCTATTGCTGGCAATTCCAGATGATCCAGGCTTGGCTTGACGATCATGAAGCCGAGCGTTTGCCAGTGCCAGGCTCGGCCTTAGCCTCTCCTAACTCACGGTCGACTAAACGTTCGAGCCAAGGAAGAAGGGAGAAAAGCTCTTCCATATCGTTCGGATTATCCGATTTCTTGTAGAGTTGCGAAAGCCGGTGCACGACCTCCCTCGCTAATGCTGCCTCCGGCAGTTTCACGCCGTTCCTGCGGTGCGTTTCCACGACGATGTCGGCAACCTTATTGCCGATGATGGAAATGTCGACCGCAGCCGTAAAGCCACTTCCCACGTCGGTAGTCGCGGCATCACCCGCAACAAGCCAACTAAAATCGACATTCGCCGCATCGGCCAACGCTTTCAGTCCATCTGCGGGGACCTTCACGCTTCCAGCAATCCACTTGTTTAGCTGCTCGACGCTAACACCTGCAGCGCTCGCAGCCTCAGACTTAGTCGGGAAACGCGCCACGATTTTCCCAATTCGTGCACCAAGCTCCCGCCGGAAGAGATCCTGCTCCTCAGCTTCCATAGATTTCACGCCCTCGCGCAGGTGCAGGCCGACTTGTCGTGCGGCATCGATTTAAATCTTGCAGCTCGATTAAAATCGATATACACCTGACATTAGCAGCCTGCTTCGGCGGGCTGCGATTGCTCACAATGGTTTCAATAAAAGGCGGATGCTGCAAACACCCGCCTGATGCAGGAGGTTCTAATGGCGAAGCCGAAACGCTGGGATCGTCATCTCATCCTCGCCGAGCTGCGCCGCAGGGGTATGACCCTGACGCGGCTCGCCGAAATGAACAACAAGGCACCCGGCGGCTTCCGGACGATCTGGACACGACCAAACGAGGGAAACGAGGCAATTATTTCCGCGTTCCTCGGTGTCCCCGCCGCCGAGCTTTTTCCCGATCGCTACCCCAAAAAAACCACGACAATTCTTTCGCACGAGTACCGTGCAGAGTCCACAGACAGCCAGAGGGCTGCCTGATGGCGTGGCGCGGGCGGCTGGCTGTTCTAGCCCTTCTCGTCCGGTACCAGCTTCTTGAGCTGGCCGGCAGGGCCTCAGTCGCTTCCCCTGCCGGGGATAGCAAACCCCGGCTGTCCAGTCCCGCTGCCGCCCGCGCCACACCCCGACATTTTCTCTTTTCGGCGGATGTCACAATGACGAAAACGCACAAGAAATTTGGCGCCAGAAACCCCTTCATTCCGTCTCACGTGCCGGTCTGCCAACTGGCTGACTGGCTGCTGATTTGCAGCGTCACTCTCTTCGGTATCGTCGCCGGCCTCGCGACGATCCTCCGTCAGATGGGAGGGTTTTGATGAACCCATATTCCGAACAAGAGCGTCTGACCACGATGCTCGCATGTTGCTACAAAGCCTCGCAATCGCACTTCTCCCACCTGCCGATCCGGCACATCATCTCCCCGCCTAACCACATGCTCGATGCCGCTCTCGCGCGGCAGATCGCGCTTTACGCCTTCCATTTGGAATTCGGCGTGCCGCGCCGCCGCATCGTGGCCATGCTCGGCATCGCCCGCTCGACTGTTTTGATGGCCGTGCGCGTCATCGACCAACGCCGGACCGAACCTGTCTTTGAGCGCGTCTACCGCCGCATCGCCGCCCGCGCTTCCGATCTCTTCATGCGCGCAATGCTCCAGGCCGAGGAGGCTGCCTAATGGCTGAATTCAAGCTTATCCCAATTTCAGAAATCGTTGTTCCCGAGCGTCTGCGTGCCGTCGAAGAAGAGCATGCGCTTGCGATTGCGCAGAGCATCGTCGAGCACGGCCTCATCAACCCAATCACCGTCCGGCATACGCCCGCCGCGAAGAAGGGCAACTGGACGCTGGTCGCCGGTGCGCACCGCCTGCGCGCCTTCGAGTTGAACGGCGAGCCCGATATCGAAGCTATGGTCGTCGAAGGCGACAAGTTCGAGGCGCAGTTGATCGAGATCACTGAAAACCTGTTCCGCAACGAACTGTCGGTAATGGATCGGGCCGTTTTCGTACAATCCTACCGCGACGTTTGGGAAAGTAAGCACGGGAAGGTCGAGGCTGGACGGCCGGGAAATAGGGCCAACTTGGCCCAATTAATTCAGGACGAGGCAGAAAGCGGCAGCTTCAACCAGCATGTTGCGGATCGTATGGGCCTATCCACTCGGGCCATCAAGCGCTTGTCGCAGATTTCGCAGCACCTTCACCCTGCCCTTCGCGCCAAACTTCGCGGCACGCCAGCAGCGGACAATCAATCGCTGCTCCTGAAGATTGCCAAGGAAGGCCCAACGGTACAGGCGGGCTTTGCTGCGGCGCTCGACCACGAGCCCGATATCGTCAAGGTCATGACGCTTGCCAAGCCCGCGCCGAAAGCCGCGTCCAACGAGGACAGGCAGCTCGCTGCAAAAGCCGATCTGCAGGCGGCATGGAAGAAGGCGGACCGTGAAACCAAAAAGTGGTTCGTGTTCGACGCGCTGATCGAGCTGGAGCTAGATCGAGAGCTGACCGACAAGGTCGCGGCAGCAGTGAGAGGGCTGAAGGATGAAGCCTGATCCGTCGCAGCTCGATTTCTGGCATCAGGAAATGTTCCCGGTGCGCGTGCCGGCCCAGCACATCGACATCGACCGCTATCGGGCGAAAATCAAGCGGGCTATGGCCCGCGCGATCAAGGAGTGCGCCTTTGATCGGGCGACGATCGTAGCGCGTATGGCGCAATATCTCGGCCTGGCGAACATCAGCAAGGCGGCTCTCGACGCCTATACGGCCGAGAGCAAGACCGGTCATGACGTCACGCTCATCCGCTTCGCCGCCTTCGTGCACGCCACTGGCGCACTATGGCTTTGGGATGAGGTCGCGTCCGTCCAGGGCGTCACGGTCCTGATCGGCGACGAAGCGCGCCTGGCTGAAATCGCGCGGCTTCGCCAGGAGCGCCAGCGCATCGAAGCTGAGATCCGCCGCCAGACAGCGCGGCCGGTCACGCTGACATCGCGGGGGCGCGCATGAAGGACTTTATGTCATTCGGCGATTTGTTTGCCCTGTCCCTTCCCGGCCTTCCTTCTTCTCTAAGCGGCTTTGCCAAACGGGCGAATGCCGAGGGATGGCGGGCGAACCCGGCGCTCTTCCGCAAGGCATCTGGCCGCGATGGCGGCGGCGGCTTCGAATATCACATCTCCCTGTTGCCGAAGGCGGCGCAAGCGCGCCTCGCGATGATCCGCGCGGGGGCGAGCGAGGAGACAACCCGCGAGGCCAAAGCCAAAAAAGAGGCTCTTTGGGCGCGCTGGAACCGGCTTTCGAAGGACCATAAAGCCATCTGTGAAACGCGTTTGAAGGTGCTTCACCGCGTTGAGGAGTTGGTGCGCGACCGCGCGATCCGCCGCGAGGCTGCTGTCGCTATCGCAACCTATGACGCCGGTGTCCAGAAATCGGCCTACTACGAGTGGCGCAAACTAACCGAAGGTTTCGACCCGGAAGACCATCTCGCCGCGCTTGCTCCTGCGTTCACGGGCACAGACGGCACGCTGATCGATCTTGCCGAATGCCATCCGGACGCATGGGCATTCCTCGCCTCCGACTATCTGCGCCCGGAAAAGCCTTCGTTCTCGGCCTGCTATCGTCGCCTCCAGAAAGTCTCCAAGAAACAGAAATGGGTACCCATTCCTTCCGAGCGCACGTTGCGGCGGCGGATGGAGAGCGAAGTCGGCAAGGCCGCAATTCTTCTCAAGCGGGACGGAAAGGACAAGGCGCGCGCCCTCGTCCCCGCACAGCGTCGCAGCCGGGCACATTTCCATGCCATGCAGGCCACCAATATGGACGGCCACAAGATCGACGTCTTCGTATCCGTGCCGTGGGCCAAGAAGCCTGTCCGCTTCTATCTGATCGGCATTCAAGACCTCTATTCCGGTATGATCCTCTCGCACCGACTTGCCGAAGCGGAAACATGGGAGGCTGTACGCCTCGTCATCGGCGACATTGGTGGAGCGCTACGGCATTCCTGAGACCATGTATCTCGACAACGGCAAGGCCTTTGCCTCTAAGTGGATCACCGGCGATGCCGTCAAGCGCTTCCGGTTCAAGGTGAAGGAGGAGGATCCGCGTGGCCTACTCTCGACGCTCAACATCGAGACGCATTTCACGCGGCCCTATGCCGGTCAGTCGAAGCCGATCGAGCGTGCCTGGCGCGACCTTGCGGAGGTGATCTCCAAGCACCCGTTCTGCAGCGGAGCCTATACGGGCAACAAGCCTGACGCGAAGCCTGAAAACTATATGACGCGGGCGATCCCCTTTGAAGATTTCCGCCAGCATGTTGCGGCGCAGATCGAAGAGCACAACGCCCAGGAGGGACGCCGCGCTGAGAATTGCCGGGGCCGCAGCTTCACGCAGACGTTCGAAGCCAGCATGAACGCACCATCGACTATTGTCCGCGTTCCCACGGCTGCCCAGGCTTCGCTCTGGCTGCTCGCATCCGACGCGATCAAGACGAAGAAGGGCAGCGGCGAAATTCACTTTCAGGGCAACCGCTACTGGAATGTTGCGCTCAACCAGCATGCCGGCAGCAAGGTGGTTATCCGCTTCGATCCGGATGCCCTGCACGAACCGGTAAAGGTCTATGACCTGAAGAACCGGCTGATCTGCGATGCCACGTGCATCGACAACACGGGGTTCGACAACGTCGACGATGCCCGCATGCACGCCCGCGCCGTCAAGAACCACATCAAAGCCGTCCAGCAGGTTGCCGACGCTCACGCCACGATGTCGGCGCAGCAGCTCGGCGAAATCTATTACAGGGGCGAGAAGGTCAAGCCGCCAGAGCCGGAGAAGGTGCGGCCCACTGTTACCCGGCTGGTCACCAATGGCAGCCTGGCACTCTCGCCAGCGCCGGCCGACGCCATCAGCGAAGAGCGTTTTGAAAGCCTGTTTTCCCGCGCCCTCGGCATCGTCCAGGGCGGCGCGGTCATCGAATTCCCCAACGGGAATACGCCGGTAGGTATTGCGTCCGGCGTCCATTCAGAGCCGAAAAGTAGTGAGTACGGTTCCGGAAAAAAGAAGGGCGGGAAAACCCGCCCACCAAGCAGCCCATAAGGGCAATTGACGGAGCCACTTGTAAATGAACACGCATATCAGCACAAGCCAGCTTAAAGCATGGGAGCGCCCTACCCGCGCGCCCGAAGTCGGCGGCAACAAGACACAGGCCGATGTCGATCTGTGGCGCAACCTTGTCGACCGCATCATGACGGCCGGCAAGACCTATGGCTGGAACAAGGCCGAAGTCGCACGTCGGATCGGCATGCCAGATGCCACCTTCAGCCAGTATTTTTCCGGCAAGTATGACGGCCGACTGGATACGATGAACGAGAAGGTCAGCCAATGGCTCGACGCTCTCGAAGAGACGGTCAGCCTCGCTGCCACCATCCCGCAGTCGCCGCAGTATATGTCGCTGCGCGGATCGCAAGAAGTGATCGAGACCCTCACATGGGCGCAGCTTTGCCCGGACCTGGTGATGATCACCCTCGGCGCCGGCCTCGGCAAGACGGAGACGTGCCGTCAGTTCTGCCGCACGCGCCCGCACGCCTATCACGCCACCGTTTCGGAAAACACAAAGACGGTTCACGGCATGCTCGTCGAGCTGGCCGACGAGCTGGATGTCAAGGAGCACAATCCGGCGCGGCTTGCCCGCGCGATCGGCAACAAGATCAAGCGCACCGGAAGCGGCACGCTGCTGATCGTTGATGAAGGGCAGCACCTCAATGACGAGGCGCTCAACCAGCTTCGCCATTTCGTCGATGTGTATCAGTGCGGCGTCGCCGTCGTCGGCAATTCCGAGGTTTATAGCCGCTTCACAAAGCACCGCAGCGATCGCTCCTACGCCCAGGTCAAGAGCCGTATCGGCAAGCGGCTCCATCGTGCCGCACCCTATGAGGAAGATTTGGCGACGTACATCGCGGCCTGGGGCGTCATCGAGCCCGCGTGCGTCAAGTTCTTGACCGGCATCGGCATGAAAGGCGGCGCGTTTCGCCAGATCGACAAGACCATGCGCATGGCAACGATGGTCGCGATTGGCGAGGGCTCGACCGTCGAACTGAAGCACATCCAGTCGGCCTGGAAGATGCGCGATGTGGAGGACATGGCATGATGTCCGTTGCGCGAGAATTGTTCGCCGTCGCTGATGATCTTCGGCAGAAATCCAATGCTGGCGTCCAATACGATGCCAGCCAACTCTCCGACCTTTCCGACTTCCTCGGCTCCCTCGCGCGGCTTGCCCGCAATGAGGAAGAGGAACTGGCCGTCTTCCGCCTCTCGGAAGCCGGTCAACTCGGCCGCGCTGCAGTCAACGAGCTGGCGACTGAAGCGATGGGCAACCTGATGCTCGACCACGGCAAGGTTGTCCGTCCGGATTTCGGGAGGAAGTCGTGATCTGCGATCCGTTCAAACCTTCCACGGCGATCATCGACTTTCGCAAGCGGTTCACCAGGCTGTTTCAGCCCGGCCGGCACGTGACTGCCTCGGCCTTTGCGGACGCGATCGCGGGCCTTAACACCTGCGTGGAAATGGCGCGCGAGTATGAGGACGAAATGATGGTCCTCGAAAGCATGCTCCTCCCGAACCAGCCCCGCGTCGTTTACGGCGCGGACTTCGTCAGCGAGCCAACGCCGCGTCCAGCTCTTCGCCTGGTCGTTTCGAACCGGGGCGAGCGGGCATGAGTAACAAGCCATCCAGGCTGTATTTCTCGGCGAAGGATTTTGCGCGCGAAGTTGCGCCGGAAATTGCCCGGATGCTGAACGACCGCAACTACCGGCCGCCCGCGACCCGCCTCGAAAAGGTGGCCACCGTGCGGCCGGAGGCTCCCAATCTCTCCAGCGCCATCAACGAGGTTCTCAAGGCGACCGATCGCCTTGAGGCCGACCAGTACACACGCGGCGAGCACGCCGCCATCCAGCAACTCATTGAGGCCGCCAAGCGTCTGCGGACCGCAGCCCGACGAAAGTAGGTCAATAATGCAAAGCGTCATTTTGAAAGAACCGCTCGCAGCCGGCATCACCGTCATCAATGGCAAGGACTACATGACCGATGCCAAAGGCAGCTTCGTGCCGGTCGAGCAGGTGAAGGCGGAGCACCGTCTCGAAGATGAGGTTGTGCGCAAGATCATCGTTTTTGCCGAAGAGTTGTCGGCGCAGATCGCCCGCTTCCGTGGCCACACCATGACCGACCTCGGCGACTTCGACGCCCTCATTGCGCAGGAGTACAACGCCAAGATCGGGGGCGCGAAAGGCAACCGCACTTACCAGACCTTCGACGGCCTTATGAAGGTGCAGGTCCAGGTGTCGGATTTCATCGACTTCGGGCCGCAGCTACAGGTGGCCAAGAAGCTGCTCGACGAATGCCTGATGGAGTGGTCCGCAGATAGCCGGCCGGAGATCCGCGCAGTTATCACCAAGGCCTTCAATACTGAGAAGGAGGGGCAGGTCAATCGCTCGGAAATCTTCATGCTCCTGCGCCTCGATATCGACGATCCCCGCTGGCAAGACGCCATGCGCGCGATCCGTGAAGCAATGCGGGTAACCGGCTCGAAAGAGTACGTCCGCTTCTATCGGCGCCCGACGATCGACGACAGCTGGCGGGCTGTCACGATCGATCTAGCGAGAGTGTGAGCATGTCACGTTCATCTAATCTCGATGTCGTATTCGGCAGCAGCGAGCCTCATCAGATCGGCAAGCGTGACCGCGCCGAGGGTGATAAAGACAAAACCAACGGAGAGTTTCTCAAAGATGCTCGTGAAGTTTTGGTCGTATTCTTCATGTTCCGAAATATTGGGATCAAAATCGCTCTCAAACCGCCGATGCTTCTGCAAGGCCTCCAGTGCACTAGGAAGGAACGCTTCCAGGTCGTAAATGGCGTGCGTTGTTCGTCCATCGAAGAGGTAAAGAGCGTCTCTAAATTGGGGCCGCTTGATTATCTCCTGGAGTCCAGTGAGGTCTTCAATCCAGTCTTGGCTCACTTTGGTCAGCCAATGCCATTCCGGCGCACCTTTCATTTCAGCGAAAGACTCCAAGCCGAAATCATAGGCTCGCAGCTTTGTGTTGATATATCGAATGTGCTCAAGCTGAGGATTGATCGCCCTCTCCATGCAAAGACGGTCCGGGCGCATTTGCAGCTTTACAAGCTCATTGTGACGTCTCTCTTGCCGACTGTCAGTTTCGCTAATCTGCCTGATCGTGAAGAAGGCTGCGACCACCGCAGCAATGCCTGTGATCAAGGTCTGATAATTAAAAACAAAATTTCGCCAAGGATCGCCGAGGTCCCCAATGTCCGGCTGCGGTCCACGACCAAACAGAGCAGGCAGGACCGTCGCTGCGACGACGATAACCACACACGCGAGCGCCACCCGATATCCGTTGCTTCCCCTCATCGCAAAACTCCGATCGACTACCGCTCGCACCATAGCGAGGGGCAATTAACAAGCCGCCAACTTGCATTCGTTTGGAGAGCAACATGACCTCCTCGATCGCCGCCATCCACGTCGCCAAGAAGCAGCTCGGCCTCGACGACGATACCTATCGGGCCAAGCTTGCCCGGATCACGGGCAAGCAATCCGCCAAGGACATGACCGAGTCCGAGCGTGAAAAGGTTCTCACAACCTTTCGGAATGAGGGCTTCCGGCCAGCTCCGGCCACTCGCCGGGCAGACGGCCGTCGAAGGCTTTCCGGCAAATATGCCAAGAAGCTCCAGGCGCTCTGGATCGCTGCTTGGAACCTCGGCATCGTCCGCGAGCGCGATGATACTGCTCTACTCGCCTTCGTGAAGCGGCAAACCGGCGTCGACCACACCCGCTTCCTGGCCTATGCCGATGATGCTAATCGGGCGATCGAAGCGCTAAAAAGCTGGATGCGGCGCGAGGCCGGCGTCTCTTATGGCAATACCAACGGTTACGACTGGCTTGCGCCCGATGGCGCGAAGGTCGCCTGGGCGCAGTGGAAGATCCTGACGCCTGGCGCGAGCGTGATGGTCCGTAAGGGCTTCGACGAGCAAGTGGTGAAGATCATCGGCAAAACGATGCTCCACGAAGTGTCGGCGGCCAACTGGCAGCGCGTTATGAACGATTTCGGCGAACGTATCCGAAGAGACAAGGCGGCCCGGAAATGACCGAGTCGCTCCGCGTATCAGATCATGCAGTGCTGCGTTACCTTGAGCGGGCGCACGGCCTCGATGTCGAGGTCGTCCGCCGTCATATCGCTTCCCGCTGCGCGACTGGCGCGGAGCTGCGGGCGCTCTCGGTTGTCGTGGAAAAGGTCAAATTCGTTCTCCAAGAAGGCGCCGTTGTTACCGTGCTGAAAAGTCGGGCGCTGGCCTTCCCAAAAGGTGGCCGCGATGAATGAAGCCCTTCCCTTGTTCGACAGCTTCGAATTGAAGCAGCTTCGAAACGAGTGTGAAGACCTCATGAAGAAGCTTCGGAGCGGCGGCCGTGACGCGCGCTCGCGGATTCGGATGGAGCAGCGCCTTGCCATGGCGCGCGCGAAGCAAATCAAGCTTGAGCTGCAGCTAGGCCTTGGGAGGCGCAATTGACCAGCTCGCTTCCTGGTATCCTCGGCGAGATCGCCGACATCACCGATGCCGAAACGGCGCTGCTCGTGGCACAGAGCCACGGCGGCGTTCGCGTTTCCATCCCGCCACGCGCGGAAGAGGATCATTGGCTTACGGACCTTCTCGGTTTTGAGGTCGCCGATCGTATCTGCAGAGGGCTTGCCGTCGTTGATGCGGATGGCCGGCTGAAGGGTATCCAGCGCGAAGTTCTTCCCCTCGGCCCAGCCTCGGTTTTGAAGTCTGCTCGGCGCCGGGCGGCACATGCTCTTCAGGCAGGCGCTAATCCGAGAGAAGCGGCCCGCATTGCGGGCTTGCATGAACGCACGATCTATCGCATGAAAGCAGATGCCGATGACGGGCAAGGCGAGCTGTTCTAGTCAGTGCAAAGGCTGACAGCTGTCAGCCCTTATCCCGCAACCTCCCATCGCATAGTCCTCCCAATCGAGCGGCCGTTCCGGCTGCTTTTCTGATTGGGGCAATCAATGACTTTCGACCAGTGGCTCAACGCCCGCCTCCGTGTCCACGGCGCGTATGACGGCGTCGTCGACGGCGTCTTCGGACGCGCGACGATCGACGCCCTTAAGCGGTTCCAGAAAGCCGAGGAATTAGAGCCCACCGGCGTTGCCGACGAGGCGACCGTGGACGCGCTGCGCCTCGATCGGCAGGGCCGCGTTGTCAAGGTCATCCCGGCGCCGAAGACACCCGATGAACCTGTCTGGATGCGCGAGGCTCGACGTCTCAAGGGCATCAAGGAAATACCGGGTGCTGCCTCGAACCCCACCATCATCAGCTGGGCAAAGCGGATGGGCGGCTGGATCGCTAGCTTCTTCGCCAATGATGACATTGCTTGGTGTGGCCTGTTCGTAGGCAATTGTGTGGCGGTGACCCTGCCGGAAGAGAAGCTGCCGGCCAATCCGCTCGGCGCCTTGGAATGGAAGAAGTTCGGCATCTCGATGGCGGCTCCGGCTCTCGGCGCGATCCTGGTCTTCACGCGGAACGGCGGTGGCCATGTCGGCTTTTATGCGGGCGAGGACGGCGAGTTCTATTGCGTGCTCGGCGGCAACCAAGGCAACAGTGTCAAGTTCTCGATGATCGAAAAGGAGCGGTGCGTCGGCATCCGCTGGCCGCGCACGGCGCCGGCGCCGATCGGCGGGCGTGTCCACGCAAACGCAGGTGGGGTTTCACGCAATGAAGCCTAGCGTCCGGAACGGCTTCAAGCCCAGCTATCGCATGACTAGGCGCTGGAACTGGATCAGCTTCGTGCTCTCCTGGGCGATCCTCATCACCATCGTCGTCGCCGCCATCCGGGGCTCCGAGGAGGCCGTCGCTCTGGCGCCAGTCTTCGTCCCCAGCCTCTGCGTGATGATCGCCGCCTTGATCGGCATCCACCGCTACACCGGCGCGATGGACTTTCAGTCGGCAATGTCGACGTCGGCGACCGCCGAGAGCGAGGAGCGCTGATGCAGCTGATCTCCAAGCCTCTCGCCATCGCCCTTGCCACCGGCGCCCTGCTGCTTGCAGCCGCCAGCCTCGGCTACCTTACCATCCGCGAAATCCACGCCATGACAGACGAGGCAGCCACCACCTCCAAGCAGTTATCGGATGCCACCTGGACGGCGAGGATCGAGAAGGCCAATGCCGAAGCAAACCAGAGGATCGCTGACCAGGCAAAGGTAGTCATTCAGATCCAGGCGGATGCGGCCGATCGTGTCAACGCCGCCTCCCAGCAGCTTGAAGAAGTGAGGAAACGAAATGCGGCTTTGCCACATGGGGACGATATTGGTCTCAGCGCTGATCGCGTCCGCCTGCTCCCAGACTGATCCGGCGCCTCCGGTGGTCATGACCAAAACCGTAGCCGTCCAGCTCCCGCCCGAAGCGCGTAAGCCGACCCCGCCGCTTTCGCCGAAACCGGACCGCGACATGCCGCAGCAGGAGATTCTGGACAATTGGTCCGCTGACCGCACCGCGCGCAATACCGGCGAATGGCGCCGGGCTGCCTGCGTCGCGGCCGTCGATGCGGTGGGCAGCCGATGAACGGGAACGCCCTCTTTGACCTTGCGGAGATCCGCGCCGAGGAAGAGCGCGAGGCGCAGATCAAACGCGCCACGGCAGCCTTGAAGCAGGCCGGCAGCATCGAATGTGAAGATTGCGGCGGCGAGATAGCCGAGACACGCCGGCGGGCCATGCCCTCGGCCACACGGTGTTTTGATTGCCAGCAGCGTTTCGAGCGGCGCCTGCAGAGGGGCCGCTGATGGAACTCGAAACCCTGAAATCTTGGTTCGGCTTCTTCGCCCTGCTGATCTCTGTCACCACCTCGGCCTGGCACATCATCTCGTCCGGCTCGAAGAAGACTGCCAGCGATCTGAGCGAGTTCAAAAAGCAGGACAAGGAAGAGAAAAGCGCGATCCTCTCCGTGCTGCAGGCGCTGGAGAAGCGAACTCAGTCGCTTGAGAGCGACATGAAGCACCTGCCGGACGCGAAAGCGGTCATGGAGCTTCAGATCAAGATCGAGCAGCTCTCCGGTCAACTCGGCCGGATGGAGGAAAACCAGAAGGGAATGTCTCGGACCGTCCTGCAGGTGCAGGACTTTCTGATGAAGGGTGCAACAGCATGAGCGACTTCAACGAATTTCTCACTCTCGACGCGAGGCTGGTGATCCTCCGGGCGCTGAACGAACAATCCGATGGGCGGCTGAACGACAGCCTGCTCGCCGACGTCCTCGACACCTATGGCCATCATCGTTCTCGCGACTGGATCCGACAGCAGCTTCGCTTCCTCGCCGATCTCGGCGCCGTGAAGAATACGGACATCGGGCCTGTCATGGTGGCCGCGATCACGCGCCTGGGTGTCGATCACGTCGAGCGCCGCACCCAGCTCGAAGGCGTCAAGCGCCCGTCGATCGGAGCCTGAGATGCGCAGCCGCCTATCGGGAATTGAACTGCTGCCCGAAGAGTGCTCGGAGATTGTCGCCTGGGCTGCACAAGAGCTACAGGACCGCGATCGCACCCAAACAGACATTTATGAGGAGTTCCATCAAAAGATGGAGGCTCTGCAGAAGGAGTTCCGCGGCGAGCTGGACTTTCGGATACCAAGCTTTTCCGCATTCAACCGCTACAGTATCAAGCTCGCAACGCTTTCCAGCCGCCTTAACCAGACGCGCGAAATCGCGGCCACGATCGCTGAGAAATTCGATGCCAAAGCGTCAGACAATCTCACGCTCATTGCGGCCGAGACGATCAAGACCCTCGTGTTCGAAATGCTGACAGCGGCCGGTGAAGCGGGCGGCAAGCGCATCGATCCCAAAGGCGCCATGTCGCTTGCCAACGCGCTGCGCGCTGCCACCCAGGCGCAGGGCGTGTCGTATGCAACGCGGCAGAAGGTCGAGAAGGAGTTTGCCGATAACGCCAAGGAAGCCGTGGCGCAGGTTGCCAGGGCCAAGGGCCTGACCGCTGAGACCACACAGGAAATCCTTTCGAAGATTCTCGGAGTGAAGGGCGAATGACGGCTCCGATTACCGAGGCACAATGGGCAGAGGCCCGCCGGACAGCGACGGCGGTCCTGCCGGGCATCGTTAAGGAGCTGGGCCTGCCGAAGGCCCTTCTTTCTTATCAGGCCCGCGCGATCGCGATGCTGGAAAGCACGGCCTGCCGCGTGCTCTTCATCGAGAAGTCCCGGCGTATAGGCCTGACCTTCGGTTTTGCCGCCTATGCTGCGCTACGCGCCGGCCGCGAAAAGAAGGCCGGCGGCATGGACGTGATGTACATCTCCTATTCGCAGGAGATGACCCGCGAATTCATCGACGCCTGCGCCATGTGGGCTCGCGCCTATTCCGATGCAGCACTCGCCGTAGACGAATTCCTGTTCGACGACAGCGACAAAGACGGCAACCGCTCCATCCAAGCGTTCCGCATCCGCTTCGCTTCCGGTTTTGAGATCCTCGCCCTATCCTCCGCGCCGCGCACGCTGCGCGGCAAGCAGGGCGTCGTCATGATCGACGAGGCGGCCTTCGTCGATAGCCTCCCGGAGCTACTGAAGGCGGCGCTTGCATTCTTGATGTGGGGCGGCCAGGTCGTTGTCTGTTCGACGCATGACGGCACCGAAAACGAGTTCAATAAGCAGATCCAAGCGATCCTTGCCGGTCGCTCGAAATACAGCCACCTGCGGATCGACTTCAACCAGGCGCTAGAGGAAGGGCTTTACGAGCGCATCTGCCTGGTCAACGGGATCAAGTGGACGCCTGAAGGCGAAGCAGCCTGGCGGCAGGAGATCATCGATTTTTACGGTGATGGCGCCGACGAAGAACTGTTTTGCATTCCCACGGCCGGCAGCGGCGCATGGCTTCCGGCGCCACTGATCGAAGCCCGCATGTCGGTGCAGTCTCCGATCATCCGTCTGGAATTGCCGCGTGACTACTTGCATCTGTCCCGACTTGAACGGGCCATTCATATGGCCTCGGCAATCAGTGATCTCGGAAATGCCCTTAAGCAGCTCGATCGTACCCGCCGCCATGCCTTCGGTTTCGACTTTGCGCGTGTCGCCGACTTGTCGGTGGGCACACTGCTGTCGATTGACCGACTGCTGAAGCGCGAAGAGGCTCTGACGCTGGAAATGCGTAACGTTCCCGGAGATGAGCAGAAGCTGCTCACCCGGATGATCCTCGAAAACGCTCCGCGCCTGGTTGGCGCTGCCTTCGATGCGACCGGCATGGGCTGGACGGTCGCCGAAGACATGGGCCGCATCTTCGGCTTCAGGACGCCCGAATATCCAGGTGGCCTGATCGAGGCGATCAAGTTCTCGACGGACTGGTATCGCTTCCAGATGCCCCCGCTAAAGACAGCATTCGAAGACGATGCGATCGCTATCACGAAAGACGATGAGCACCTCACGGATCTGCGCACCGTCAAGGTGATTGCGGGTGTTCCGCGCGTACCGGAAGCTCGAACAGGCGAAGGCGCAAAGAAGCGGCACGGCGACTTCGCGGTTGCCCTCGCCCTGGCGCACTACGCCAGCCGTCAGCAATGGACGGAATACGATTATCAGTCGGTTTCAAGTCTCGCCGGGAAAAGCGACGATGACGACGCAAATCACGAATATGGGAGGCGGCATTGGTAAGCTCGCGCACTTCGTCCATCCTTGGTCCGGACGGCCGGGCCATCATCATTCAGACGTTGTCCGAAGAAGTCGCCACGCCGACCGTCGCCGGTGTGCGCCGCATCCACGAAGAGCGGGTGGCATCCGGGCTGACACCGGAGCGGCTCGGCGTCATCTTGCGTGAGGCGGCCGAGGGTAACGCTCGAAACTACCTCACACTCGCTGAGGAGATGGAAGAGCGCTATCTGCACTATGCGTCTCAGCTGCAGACCCGTCGCCTAGCGCTGGAAGGCATCGATGTGACCATCGAAGCGAATGGCGCTGCCGCCAAGATCGTCGATGCCGTTACCGAGCTCGTGATGGACGACGGTTTTGATGACGCGCTCGGCAATCTGACGGATGGCATCTCGAAAGGCTACGCCGTTGTCGAGATGATGTGGGAATACGAGCGCAAGGCTTTGCGTCCAGTCACCTACATCGAACGCGATCCGCGTTTCTTCCAGCTCGATCGTTTGGCGCTGCGCGAGCTGCGCCTGGCGGTCGATGGTTCGATTGATGGCGTGGAACTACCGCAAGCGAAGTTCCTCCGGCACATGCCGCGCACCAAGATGGGCCTGCCCCTTCGCCGTGGCATGGCGCGGCCCGCAGCGTGGGCGTATCTGATCCAGCAATTTACCCTGCAGGATTGGGCGGCCTTCTCCGAGGTCTATGGAATGCCGCTGCGCGTCGGCAAGTACAATGCTAATGCCAGCTCGGCCGACAAGCGCACGCTGCTGAAGGCGGTTGCCTCGATCGCCAATGACGCGGCCGCGATCATTCCGCAGGGTATGGACATCGAATTCCACGAAGTCAGCGGCAACAATGGCGCGGCCGTGTTCGGCGGCCTGCTTGAATATATCGATAAGCAGATCTCGAAGCTTGTCGTCGGCCAGACGATGACGTCCGACGATGGCTCTTCGCTCGGCCAGGCGAAGATCCACAACGAGGTACGTCTGGACATTCTGAGGGCCGATGGAAAGCAGCTTGCGCGGACGGCTAACCGCGACCTTATGCGCCCCTTCGTCGACTTGAACTTTGGGCCGCAGGAGCATTACCCGGCGGTGCAACTGCTCGTTCCCGATCCCGAAGACGTCGTGGCGCTCACGGATGCCGTCGCTAAAATGATGCCGTTCGGTCTCCGCGTGAAGCAGGCTGAAATCCGCGAGAAGATCGGCCTGTCCGATCCCGGCGACAACGACGAGCTGCTTGTCGCGACCAACCAGGCAGCGCCAGCGGAAACGAAAAAACCCGATCCGAAATCTGCTCCGGCCGAGGACGTTCGCAAATCGAAGACCGCAGCACTTTCCGCGATCGTCCTCGACCATAAGCGCGCTTGCCGTTGCGGCGCCTGCACCGCGCTACTCGCCGCCGAGGCCGGCGAGGCTGACGCGCTCGACCAGGTCGACGCCTTGTTCGCCTCGGCCGGCAACGATTGGGAGATGATGGCACGGCCGATCGTGCAGCCGATCGTCGATATCCTTGCCTCAGCAGACAGCTTTGAAGAGGCCTTGAAGCTGATTGAAACCGCCGGGCCGGACGCGTCGAAGATGGCAGAAAAACTTGCGCGCCTGACCGCCATCGCGCGCGGCATCGGCGACATCGCGGATTGATGCATGGCCGAGATCCGCAAAGGCTTTACGGCTCCGAAAGAGGTCACCAGATATTTCGACGGCAAGACGCTCAAGCCGGCTTTCTCCTGGCTCGATGTATGGGGTGAGGAACATGCCTATGCGTTCACGGTCGCCAAGGCCACGGAAGCCGAGGTGCTTTCCGCCTTTCACCAGACAATCGGAGAAGCGATCCGCAGCGGCAAGGGCTTCGAGCGCTGGAAGGAAGATGTCCAGGCCGAGCTTCGCAAACTCGGCTGGTGGGGACCGCGCATGGTCGGCGACCCGACTGAGGAACATCCCGACCGACTGGTTGATTTCTCCAGCTCGCGGCGACTGAAGACGATCTTCTGGTCGAACATCAACTCGGCGCGCGCCGCTGGGCAGTGGGAAAGGGCGCAGCGGAGCAAGAGGGTTCTGCCCTACATGCTCTATGTCCGGACCACCTCATCCGACCCCCGGCCGGAGCACCTTGCATTCGTCGGCGTCATTCTGCCCGTCGACGATCCATTCTGGCGGACGCACTGGCCGCCGAACGGCTGGGGCTGCAAATGCCAGGTGCGGCAGATATCGGCAAAGGAAGCCGAAAGCCTGCTCGGCCGCAAACCTGCTGATGGCGGCATCATCTATCGGAATTCGCCTCCCGATCTCGGGCCAGATATTCAGCATCGGAACCGTCGCACCGGTGAGCTGACGCTGGTGCCGCCCGGCATCGATCCCGGCTGGCAGACGAACGCCGGCTTAGCGCGCGCTACGACACTGATTCAGAACCTTGAGGAGCGACTTGCAACAGCGCCGGCCGCCAAAGCGACCGAGATCCTGACCGAACTTTGGAGCGATCCGTACCTTCAACTCGCGCCACGCCTTGAACCGAAGGTCTGGCTCCCGGCAGGCCTCTCAGTTCGGATTGCAGAGGATTTGGGCGCAAAGTCTCCGATCATTTCGATCACCGGGGAAGCGATTGCCGATCGTATGAAACGTCATCGGATGTCGATCGGAGATTTCGCTCTCCTGCCAGTAATCGTCGACCACGCTGTGAGTATGCCTGATCGCAGGGGGAACAGGCAGGCTCGTACGCTCTATTGCAAGATCGGCGCCATCTTCTGGAGAGCGTTCGTCAGTGTATCTGAAACCGGCTATTTGCGGCTCAACTCGCTGCACAAAAAGAATGAAAAGGAGGTGCGGCGGGAATTTGCGCGGCTTGGGCAAACACTACCATTCCATTGACCTCGCGTTGGCTCGAGCTATTGGCGCTCTGTTCGCTCCCGCTAAAAAGGCCGCCCGATTGGCCTTCGTTACCCTCATCTCCTAAGATTACCGGCATGGCGGATCATCCTCCCGTACTCTCGCATAATAGAGTACTCATTCTCACGAACGTTGTTGCCAAATCTTGCAGCATACTCCCTCTCAAGAATGTCATTGACCCAGAGCTTCGTATATTTCGGCGCCACTTGACTCGTTTGGTCGATGCGATTCTTGTCTAAGTACATTCGCATTGGTTGTAGCGTAGCAATGGCAATGGCTCTAATGTAACTCGCCCCTGAGTTTATTTGGCGAAACGGACTACGCAGTCCAAAGTGCCCCACATCCTCAACTTTCCAATCGGAATCCGTTTTTAGCGCGGACTCGAGCCATCCGTCGCTGCCGAGCTCGTCTATATTTTGCCCTAAGATGTGTCCGTAAATCAGCGGGTACAGCAGCGCCAACTGCAGTGGAAATTTTTCATTCCACATCGTGGTAAGGCTCAGCAGGATATCCATCGCTTGCTGAGTCTCTCTCAGGCTCATACCTAGGTGCGTGGAAGCCTCTGCAAGAAAGCGTCGCCCCTCGTCGATTAGGCCAATAGATCGCCACTTTTTTTCGTCGGTGCCGCTGCCCTCGATGATCGCGTCGATGATTTCTTTAGGGCTTGCTTTTGGAAGCATAAACGTGCGCGAGAAAAAGCGTTGTAGATAGCGCTGGCTATCGAAAGAGGCCCCATACACTCCTTTGATGGAGTGGGCCAATTGCTTCGCATCGGTCGAGATTAAGAACACGACACCATCTACATCGAACAGGTGTTTTATTCGCTCTAGCATGGAAATGGCGTAAGGCGGCCGGCAGCGATCCAACTCGTCAATGAACACAAAAAGGGGCAATCGCTTACCGTCTTTCGCTTCAAACGCCGTCAATAGCGCCGAGAGACTATCTCTGAAGTTTTCCAAGCTTGCCTTGGCTTCCTCGAAGTCTTTGATTCGCTTTTCCGCGAAGGCGTCGATGACGCTTTCCGTTACCTCAACGATTTGATTTTCAACTTCTTGAGCAATTCCTTTGCCGGCTTCTCCCGTTTCGACAACGTGCTTGTCGACAACCTCAATAATCTGTTCAACGCCTTCGCCGATCACCCACTTAGCGCCGCGTTTCATGCCGCCCTTCAGGCCGAGCCAGAAGATTTTTCCGGCCTGTTTTCTCACAGCGTCGTAAGCTTTTTTGAAATCAGCAGCTTTCGGGTCGTTACCATCCAGGTACTGCTTAAAGTGCCGCTCTACCGCGCTTATCACGCAGGTATATGGATCGTCAGAGAAGTCATTCTTCCACGCATCGATGTAAACCACAGGGTGGTCTGCTTCTAGCTGCCGTGCGAAGCGCTCCATGAAGAACGTCTTGCCAAAGCCCCATTCGGCATCGATGTTTAAAACATACGAGCCTCGAATTTCTGCTTTTCGTCTCTCGGTGAGCCGACCGATCAGAAACTGGTACAGGAAGTCGGCGTCTTCAAAGCGGCCGAGTTTATCGCCTTTCCAGATGTCCTTTGCTGTTGTCGACATGGCAATTCCCTCTCACCGCGATTTTCGCGAGTCGCAGCTTTGCCGGTTACAAGCGATCTGGATACTCTTGTAATCGGGAACTCACAAAAAAGACGATGAAGGCCAAGGTCAACGCGAGGAGCGTCGTTTTTTCTCGTCATTGGGACTGCCGCGTAGTCGAGGAGTGAGGCGCGACAGGGAGGGACCGCTTCCCGGCCTATCCGGGCTCCCTCCAATGGGCATCTAGGCCACCGGACTTCGCTGCCGCGCTACGTCAAGGTAGGGGAAAACGACTTCATACGCAACTGATCGCTGCAGCACGCCCCTCACGCACGTTTGGTCGCGCGCCGAATCGTGCTTACTGATCCGACGTTCGCGAAGAGAGTAGGAAATGTTTGAGAGACCCACAGTCTTTATCGTTGGTGCCGGCGCCAGCCGAGAGGCGAGATTTCCTATGGGAGCTGAGCTCAAGGGGACAATCGCCAACAAGCTCGATATTCAACACCAAGATGGATATAGCCTATCCAAAGGCGATACGCGCATCGTCTCCGCCGTACTGCACCTATTGCAAAAAGAGCAGCGACAAGACCCCAATCCACATTTCAACGCGGGTCGCGCAATTGCCGGAGCTATGGGTCAGGCTATTTCCATCGACAACTACTTACACGCGCACGCTACCGATTCCGTCGTAGTCCAAATGGGAAAGCTAGGTATCGCCAGCAGCATATTGGAGGCTGAAGCCAGGAGCCTGCTCGCGATAAAGCCCGACCGCAGAGAACCATTCAGCTTCTCAGGCACCGTGGACACTTGGTACAACGTATTTTTTCAAATGCTCACCGAGGGTGTTCAAAGAGACGATCTAGGAGGCATATTTTCAAACGTTTCTTTTATCACCTTCAACTATGACCGCTGCATCGAGCACTATCTGGTCCACGCGCTCAGCAACTACTATCGGCTACCCGACTCCGAAGCCGAAGAGCTCGTGCGCATGCTGTGCATCGAACATCCCTATGGGCAGGTCGGCAGACTTCCTTGGCAAATTCCGCATGGCTCAGTCTCTTTCGGCAAGAGCTTTCATGCCCAGGAACTGCCTGTCATCGCCGAGCAAATTCGTACTTTCACCGAACGCGTCGAGAATGACGCAATGCTGGCCCGAATGCACCGCCTCCTTATTGAAGCGGAAGTCGTTGTCTATCTCGGCTTTTCTTACGGCGATATGAACATGGAACTGCTATCCCTTGACGAAAGAGGGGTTCAGCGATCGGTTTTCGGCACAAGTTTTGGTCTTTCTGCACCCAATAAGACAGCCATCGAACGCGACATCGTGAATTCAATGGGTCCCGAAAGGGCCGTCGTGGAGTCGCTTGAACTTGCCGACTTGAAATGCGCTGATTTTTTAAGCGCCTATTGGAAGCCAATTATGCGCGGCTAAGCGTCGCTTTTCAAATGCTTGAGAGGCGTCGCAGGCGCGCACAAGGACCTCGGACGGCTGGATGCCCGCGACCAACCCGAAAAACGCGCGTACGGGCTTTGAAAGGCCTTTGATTTTAGCGCGCGCACGTTATGCTAGGAGACGAAAGCGGTTCGAGACCCTTTGAGGCGACAATTGGCCGGCTGACAACTGTCAGCCCCGACGACACTGATTGATCTGGCAAACTTTGCCTCATGATCAAACGCACGGCAACCACCCTACTGATTTCTTGTTTGGCAGCCGCCTCGGCAACCGTCGAGGCCGAAGCTTTGGCCATGACCAGCGTCACCGCGATCGACGTCTTTGCCGCCGATGCAAAAGCGGCAGACGCCAAGACCGGGCCCGAGTGGATCAAGCTCACGCCGCGCGGCGCCTTCACCAGCCGCGACGGCCGTTCCTTCGTCGTCGAGCCCGAATTGCTCGTCGAGCGCTTTAATGCCGACAAGGTCGCTGTTCCCCTCGATCTTGACCACGCCACCGTCAAGAAGGCGATGTTTGGCGAGGCCGCTCCAGCGGTTGCCTGGATCGAGGAACTGCAGGCAAAGCCGGACGGTCTCTATGGCCGCGTCAACTGGCTTCAACCGGGCCTCGATGTGCTCTCCGCTCGTTCTCACCGTTACATATCACCGTCCTTGAAGACGGACGAAACTGGCAAGGCCGTCTGGCTGCATTCGGCTGCCCTGGTCGCAGCACCCGGAATTTCCATGCCGGCCGTCGCGTCGGCCGATCTCAACGTCAAGAAGGAAACCACCATGCTGAAGGCAATCGCCCAAGCTCTCAATCTCACGTCGGAAGCCAGCGAGGCAGCCTGCCTATCGGCGATCGGCGATCTCGCCAAGCGCATCGATCCGAAGGTTCACGAGCAGACGCTCGCCACGCTTTCCGCCACGACCACCGAACTGAACACGCTCAAGGCGGCACAGCGCAAGGAGAAGGTCGATACCCTGCTTGAGGGCGCATTGACGGCCAAGAAGATTTCGCCGGCACAGCGTGAAAGCTACGAAGCACTCTGCGCTTCCGACGAGGGCCTGGCGCAGGTGACGAAGCTGATTGAAACACTCGGCGCCGGTCTTCAGGCTTCCGGCCTGGACAATAAGACGCCGCCGGACACGAAGATCTACACGCTGTCGGCCGAGGACCGGGACATCATGAAGCAGCTCGGCCTCACCGAAGAGGAGTTCCGCAAGGCCAATGGCCTTCCGGCCGCCGCCGCCTAATCCACCAACCAACCGCCGGAGACGTCAATGACGGCAATGTCGCAGGCCCGCCCGATCGTCGAGATCGAGGGCAAATTCACGAGTGCCCCGATGAAGGGCGCAACCACCATTCTCCAGGGCGCACTCGTCGTCACAGAGAATAGCCTCGCAGTGCCAGGCAAATCGGCCGTAGGCCTGACGGTACTCGGCATTGCCGAAGAGACCGTCGTCAATTCCGGCACCGACGGCGCAAAGAGGGTGAACGCCCGTCGCGGCACCTTCAAGTTCTTCAATCTCGCGGCGGACGCGATCGTCGCCGGCGACGTCGGCAAGGACTGCTATCTGGTCGACGATCAGACGGTGGCAAAGACCAACGGAACCAACACTCGCTCCATGGCGGGCAAGATCATCAACGTCGAGAGCGACGGCGTCTTCGTCAAAGTCGGCTGACGTTTTCCAACACTAAGGGCAACCAATATGACGCGTGTCATTACTCCTGATCTTCTCGCGGCCGCACAGCGCGGTTTCAAGACCTCGTTCCAGAAGGGCTTTGCCGGCATAACCGCGATGTACGCCAGCGTCGCCACCATCGTCCCTTCAAACTCTTCCGAGGAAACCTACGGCTGGCTGGGCGATATCCCCAAGCTGCGCGAATGGATCGGCGATCGTCACGTCAAGGCGCTATCTTCGAAGGGCTACTCGATCAAGAACCGCAAGTTCGAAGGCACGATCTCTGTTTCCCGTGACGACATCGAGGACGACAAGCTCGGCCTCTACGGCACGCGCTTCGAAATGCTCGGCAATTCGGCAGCCACGCATCCTGACGAGATCACGTTCGAGCTGATCAATGCCGGTTTCACGACGCTCTGCTACGACGGCCAGAACTTCTTCGATACTGATCACCCGGTCGGCAAACCCGGCGCCGAGGCCTCGGTTTCGAACATGCAGGCCGGTGCGGGTGCGACGTGGATCCTGGTCGACCTTTCCCGCCCGCTGAAGCCCTTCATCTTCCAGAAGCGCCGTGACTACAGTTTCGTTGCCAAGGAAGACGGCAAGACCTCGGACCATGTCTTCATGAAGGACGAATACCTCTACGGCACGGATGCGCGTGTCGCGGCTGGTTTCGGCTTCTGGCAGATGGCCTTCGGCTCCAAGGCTGCGCTGACTGCGGAAAACCTGAAGGCGGCTTATGAGGCCATGACCAGCTTCAAGGATGATGAAGGCCGGCCCCTCGGCATCAAACCGACGCATATTATCGTTGGCTCGACCAACGTCTTCGAAGCGCGCGAACTGCTCATTGCCGAACAGATCGCTGGAACGACGAACACGTTGCGCAACCTCGTGCAAATTATCGAAGCGCCGCTTCTCCAGTAATCCGCTGCGACCCTTTGACAACGCCGGCGGCTCTCCTCCTCCCAGCCGCCGGCGGTTCTTCGACAAGCAGCATTACCGCTGCTTTTCCGAGAACCGCCAAGGAGACGAACATGGCTAAGGCACCTACGAGTTCCACCGAAAAGACGAGACGCGTCCCGAAGATCGTCGTCACCGCTCCTGGCGGACCGCGCCGCCGCGCCGGCTATGGCTTTGGTCCGGCCGAAACGAGCTTCACCGAAGAGCAGCTCGGCGAAGACGGCGAGAAACTGATCGAAGCCTGGCGTGCCGATCCGTTTCTGAAGGTCGACATGCGTATCGATGAAGAACCCGAGCCGGACGCCGGCAACAGCGACAGCCAATAACCCCAGCAGTGAGCAACCAGCGGGGCGGCGATCTGGCCGCCCCGCACCGCACCTGGAGACACCGATGCCCGCCTTTGCCACGATCGCCGATGTGGAAGCACGCTTTCCCAGCGAGTTGCTCCTCGTTGCCGCCAACGAAGAGACGGGCCTTCGCGATGACGTGCGCATCGGCCATGGGCTGGACGATGCCTCGACCGAGATCCGCGCCATCCTCGCCGCTCGCTATTCTGCGGCCGATCTCGCCGCACTCGATGAGACCTCGCTAGCCGTCGTCAAGGTCTATTGCATCGATATCGCCTTCTACCGGATCGCGCTCTCCTTCAGCCGTTCGACGGACAACATCAAGGAGCGCTACGACCAGGCGATCAAGCGGCTTGAAGCGATCGCCAGCGGCAAGGGTGCGCTGACCACAACGAACAGCGGCACCGGGCCGGTCGAGGACGGCGGCGACGTCGGCCAGAACGAAGTCATCCTCGAAGCGCCGGAGCGCGTCTTCACCAGGGCGAGGCTCGGACGGATATGAGCGGGATTTCCATCACCGTCGACGCAACCGATCTCGACGGCATCTTGAAGAAGCTTAGGCCGCTCTTCGATTTCGACGGCAGCGAACTGATGAGCGCGATCGGCGCACTCGGTGAGAGCCACACGCGCCGGCGCTTGACCGACGAAAAAGCAGCGCCAGATGGCACGCCCTGGCCGGAAAACACCGAAGGCACCTCGGTCCTCACGAAAACCGGCGAGCACCTTCTCGGCTCGATCGCCTGGACGGCGTCGGCCGACGAAGCCGAATGGGGCGCCAGCTGGGAATATGCGCATGTCCACCAGGACGGCATGACAATCGTTCCGAAGAACGGCGAGCTGCTCGTCTTCACGATCGGTGGCCAGACCGTGAAAGCCAAGAAAGTCGAGATCCCTGCCCGCCCGTTCATCGGCATTTCCTCCAGCAACGCCGAGGAGATGATGGACGTCATCACCGACGCATTCGGGTTCTTGCAATGATCCAGCCGACCACGCTCGCCCAGCTCCTGGCATCGAACCCGCTCGCAGAAACGCACGAGGCGATCGTCGAAACGCTGAAAGTCCTTCTGCCCGGCATCAATGTCGTTCGCCATCCCGGCAAGGTCGATATTGCCGAGCTGGTCCAGAAGACGATCGTCAACGCGCCAGGCATCGGCGTCGGCTGGAGCCGCGTCCGCCCAGCCATGCTGGCAGACGGTTCTTACTCCGTTGCCGTCGAGTGGACGATCTATATCGTCGCTGAGGCCAAGCCGATCGCGAACCGGCGCGTCGAGAAGGAAGCCGTTGCCATGGCGATCGGCGGCCAGATCTTGAAGATCCTCGCCGACTTCCGCACCTCGACCTGGGGCCGCACCGGTGTAGTGCCGATCACCTCGGAAAGCCCGGTACCGGAACTGAAGCCGCTCTTCACCGTCAAGAACGAGAGCCAGGGTACAGTCTACTACACTGTGAGCTGGACACAGCTGATCGTCGATATCGGCGCCAGCCTCTTCCCGCAGCCGACCGGGACAGTCGATCTCGAAAACAGCGCGATCAATTGGCCGGCCCAGCAGGACATCGCCGATATGGCGCCGTGGATCCCCGGCATGGAGGTCGACGATGCGTGATGCCGTGGCCACCGAATTCCGCCGCCTGCGCATCCAGCTCGATCGCGCTGAGCGCCGCATCGCAACCGGCCGTCTTTCCGGCAAGGTCGCTGCGGTCGATCCGCAGAAGCGTCTTCTGCGCCTGAAGATCGGCACGAGCAGCGCGGGCGACGACATCCTCTCTCCCTGGGTGCGCTGGCAGGAAGCCGCCGCCGGCGGCCTCCGCATCCATTCCGAGCCGGCGATCGGCGAGCAGATGGACCTTGTCAGCCGGTCGGGAACGGTCGGCGACCTGTCGATCGCGGTACCTGCCACCTACGACAAGGATCACCAGGCACCCTCGGCCGCGTCCGACACGGCCGTCTTCGAGCGCGGCGTCGGCCGCCTGGAGATCGGCGCCGACGGCATCCTGCTGAAGGGACCGGTCAAGGTCGAAGGGCCGGTCGAGATTGAGGGCGATCGCCTGCGCCACAACGGCAGAAATGTCGGCAGCACCCACGTTCACGGCGGCGTCGAAAGAGGCGGCGCCAACACAGACGTTCCATCCAACTGAGGAAGAACCATGGCCAAGACGCCGACCAAGACATCCGCCACTGCAACCGCCGCCCAGGTCATGGCCACGGCCGACAGCGTCACCTACGACATCACCGAAACCGCGCCGCCATTCATTGCCGGTCAGCGCGTCGGCGATCGCAAGGAGATCGAACTGACCGAGGACCAGGCGCGCAACGAGCTGCTCTCCGGTCACATCCGCCCGCAGGGCACGAAGAACGCTTGAAGCAGATTTGAGGGGTATTTGAAGGCATGGCCGGGGCAGTTCGCTACAGGAACGGTTTCAATGCGCAGACGGGTGAGCGGTTGCATGGCGCCGCGCACTTGGCGCAGTCGCTCGGCAAGATCTGGAGCACCCGGATTAACGAGCGCGTCATGCTGCTCGCTTTTGGTTCCGACCTTCGAAGTCTGCTTTCGGAAGACCTGACACCGTCGATCGCGCTCTTGATTTACAATGAGCTTGTCGTTTCGGCCGCCAAATGGGAGCCGGAATATGTGCTAACGCAGCTGCAGCTCGTCTCGATGACGGAAGGCGGCGCACTCGGGCTCCGACATGCCGGCCTCTATTTCCCCGAAGGCCGCTTTGGGAACTTCGATATCGCCGCCGCTCTGACCCTGCCGCCCATCCCGCTTGCCTGGAAGGGAGCTGCCGCATGACGATCGATCTTTCCACTCTTCCTGCGCCGGCCATCATCGAGGAGCTGGATTATTCGGCTATCGCGGCGACGTACAAGGTCCGCTTTGTGCAGACTTGGGAGGCAGTCAGAGTTGCCCATCCGGAGCTGAACCTTCCGGCCTACGACGTCGAGATGCTGGAAACCGATCTCGCGGTCATCATCAGCGAAGCCGAGAGCTACCGCGATACGGTGATGCGCGCTCGTATCAATGATGCGATCAAGGCGAACCTCCTCGCCTTCGCGCGCGGCTCCGATCTAGACCATCTCGCCGCCTTCTATGACGTGATCCGTCTTCCCGGCGAACTGGACGATCGTCTCGCCGCTCGTGTCATCCTCGCCATCCAGGGCCGGTCCACAGGCGGAACGGAGCCGCGCTATAAGTTCGTCGCGATGTCGGTTTCGATCGAAGTGAAAGACGCGATTGTCTATACCATCGGCCGCAGCCCGATCATACACATAGCGATTTTCTCGACCGATCCCGATGGCGTCGCAACACCGGCGCTTCTTGCGGCCGTCGATGCCGCCGTCCAGGCAAAGACGGTGCGCATGGTCAACGACACGATCGTCGTCGCTTCGGCGGTGCGGACAGTGGTCAATCTTTCCGCGAATGTCTGGCTTCTTCCGGACGCCGATATCGAGACGCTAGCGCGCGCCGAAGCCAACCTGCGATCCGCATGGGCGATGGCTCAGACGCTAGGCCGCGACCTCGTGCAGACGTGGTGGGTGGCGAAACTGATGATCGAGGGCATTCACAAGATTGAACCACTCTCGGCCGGTGACACCGTTGTGCAGCCGTCGCAGGCAGTCTCTATCGGCACCGTGACGCTTTTCTTGGCCGGGCGGGATTACTGATGGACGCGAGCCTGCTGCCCAACAGCTCCGGCCTGTTCGAAAAAGCGATGGAAAGCGCGCTTGAGCCGCGCTGGGATGCTTTCGGTGACGCGGTGGCCACGATCCGAACGGCGAAGCTAGTTTCGCCGCCGCCATCCTTCCTGCCGTATCTCGTCTACGAATACGGCCTCGGCGAACTGACGCCCTATGTCCCGAACCTCTACGCACTGATCGTCGGCCGCGAAGGTATCAATTGGCAGCGCCTGCGCGGGACGCCGGCAGCCGTCGAAAAGGGTCTCGGCTGGCTCGGCTATACCGCAGAGATGGAAGACGCCTGGGCAGGCCGCACCTACTGGAATTCGACACAGATCCATTTCGCGACGCTGCCCATCGCTGATCATCCCGACCTTGAGCGCATTGAAGGCGTCGTCACCTTGTCGTTGCCAAAGCGTTCGCAGCTGCGGCGTGGCGTCTATCAGCACGACGTCCGCGCGCTCGAGGCTGATCGTTCGCGAGCCGACTGCAGCATGTTCGACGGGTCGAGCGGTGTCGCCGTTACCGAGCAAGGCACGCTCTGGTCCTTCGGTCGCACGACCGAGATCGAACACGTCCTGACCGAAGCCGAGGGAATGGCAATCGGCAACTGGATCGCAATCCCTGAGGACGAAGGTCTTCAGTGGTCTACGATGCAATACCCGTGGGTGACCGCGACCTTTTCCTGGGCTGCGAATGCCGCAACTCAGCGCCGCGCCTTGATGGCGGCCTGGTTCGAAGGACGGGAGCTCTACGCCACGTTACGCGGCGGCGACGGCGAGATCATGGGCCATCGTCGCTGCCGTGCGGTATGGCCGAGCGTCCAGCAGTTTAATGGCTGCTACAGCGTCGCCGGTGTGTCCTATCAGCCGATGACGGGTGCCACGCGCGTCTACATTGAGGCGATGACGGACTTCGGCAATGCCGCCGAGGTGACAGCTGCGAGCGTCGAGCTGACGATCGGCGCGGTGCGCGCTGCGGGTATTCCCGCCGGCCGTCTCTGGCTTGAGCCCGGCAATCTCACCGGCGGGCACGCGATCGCGTCCACCCCTGTTTCCCTGCCGCTGCGCGCGACGGTTCGCGAGCAGTTCAAATTTCTCATGAGGTTTTGATGGCCTACGAACACGAAAGCGGCCTGCCTTTCGCTTACGACCGCGCTACGGGCAAGCCGGAGCAGCAGAGCGTCGTCTTCTATGGCGAGCGTCCCTATGTCCAGGGCGCCGAGTTCAACGATCTGCAGCGGATCATTCGCGGCCGCCACGACCGTCTCGGCAGACTGGTCGCCAATGACGGCAACCGCATCGAGCGCGCCGACGCGATCGTCGACGTCGACGCTGGAACCGTTAGCTTGACGGATGGCAGGATTTACGTCGCTGGCGATGTCTTCCCGGTTCCTGCCGCTGTGCTCGCCGAAATCCCGATGATCGGCCGGACCGAGATCGGCGTGCGGCTGACGAAGACCTGGCTGACGCACGAAGATGACCCTTCGCTGCTGGGGCTCGTCCCCGGTTCCGACGCCGAGGGCGAGCCGGGCGCCGCGCGCGAGATCGCGACGATCGCTTGGTCGTACATCGGCGACAATGGCGCTGGCACGTTTTATTCGGTCTATACCCTCCAGGACGGTACGATCCTCGACCAGACCGGACCGTCGATCCTTGAGCCAGCCATGCAGGCACTGGCGGCCTATGATCGGCCGAACGGCAATTACATCGTCTCCGGTTGCCGCGTGACCGCGCTCGGCGCCGATGCCGGCGTCCAGATGTTCGCAATCGAGCAAGGTGAGGCGAACATCAATGGTTTCAAGCGCACCCGCCTTGCAGCTCTGCGGCACAATGAGCCGGAGGCCTGGGAAGAACTGGCGATCCCCGGCGAGACGCATATCTATCCAGGTGGAGCGAGCTTCACTTTCGACGTCTCCTTCGCGCCGATCGGCGTTATCAACTCGATCCTGCTGACGAAGGAAAAGACAGTCACGCTCACGCGCGGCGCGATCGCTCATGGCGCCGACGCCCTCCCGGACGACAGCATCGTTTCGGTTTCGCTGGTGAAGCAAGGCGGTACAACCTTTACCTCGCCGGCGAGCTACAATCTGATCGGCAGAAACATCGATTGGGCGCCGGCCGGTGCGGAGCCTGCCGCAGGTTCGACCTATGACGTGACCTACCGCTACCGCGCGCTTGTTGTTCCGACCGCATCGACTGCCACGAGCATTACGGTTTCCGGAGGCGTCGCGGGCGGCGAGATCATCGTCGCCTATACGCAGAAGCTGCCGCGAATCGATCGCCTCTGCCTGCAGCAGGACGGCTCGCCGCTTTACATCAAAGGGCTGCCGGCACGCTACAATCCTTTACCGCCAGGCGCACCGCAGGATGCTCTGAAGCTCTGTCAAGTCTACTACGACTGGATCAATCTGCCGGTGATTTCCGCCGATGGCGTCAACGACGGTGTTCGTTTCGTCTCTGCAGCCGAGCAGGCCCGCTATAACCGCCAGCTCCTCGATCTCGTTCGCCTCGTGCAACTGGAGCGGCTGAAGAGCGGCATCGACAGTCGAGAGCCTGTCGCCAAGAAGGGCATGTTCGTCGATCCGTTCATTGACGATACCTTCCGCGATGCCGGCACGGTACAGACCGGCGCGATCAGCGACGGCATGCTGCAGCTCGCCATCACGCCGACATTCTACCAGGCCGATCTGGACGGGCCGGTGACGCTTGATCTGATCGAGGAAGTGATCGTCTCGCAGGAGCTGAAAACCTTCTGCGAGAAGATCAATCCCTATGGCAACTTCACGCCGCTACCGGGCGCGCTCAAGCTGACGCCGGCAGCCGACTTCTGGACCGAAAGCCGAGAGGATTGGCTTTCGGCGCAGACGCGGCAATTCAACCGCGGCGTCCGCACCGATGGTGGGCCGCTGCAGACGTCGACGTCCGTCACCCAGTTTGTCGATGAGCGCGTCGAACAGATCGAATTCCTTCGGCCGATCTCGATCGCCTTCGAGGCTTCCGGCTTCGGCGCCGGCGAGATACTCGACAGACTGACGTTTGACGGCATCAATGTGAAGCCTGCCGGCGTGCAGACGGCGGATGCCAACGGCAAGATCAACGGCACCTTCAACATCCCGGCGAACGTGACGGCCGGAAGCAAGATTGTCGAGGCGATTGGCCAGGGAGGGACGGGTGCGATCGCGCTTTTCACCGGACAGGGCACGATTGAGATCGACGTGATGCGCCGCGTCACGACCGTGAATCGCTGGACGCGCCCGCAGCTCACACGCAGCATCCGGCGCGACAATGGCAGCGGCAGCGACAACCGCAGCACCGATCCGCAGGCGCAGATGTTTGCGATGCCCGAACTTCGGCAGATTATCGGCGTCGACTTCCATCTCTGCCAGATCGGTAACACAATTAATCACCTGCTAGTCGACCAGGTCTCGATCGACACCGGCTATCCTACCAATGACGTTGCGGCGGAGGCAGTCGTTTCGATGGTAGGCGCTGCGATCGGCTGGAAGTCGGCGCGCTACAATCTGCCGCTCACGACGTCGGCCGACGTCAAGCACGCCTTCGTCATCAAGACCGACGATGCCAATCACTCGATTTCGATCGCCAAGCTCGGCGGCTTCGACGTTGACCAGCAAAAGCGGGTGACAGCTCATCCTTATGTGACCGGCCCACGCTTCTCCTCGGTCAACGCCGAGACCTGGTCGGCGCATCAGGACGAAGCCTTGGCCTTCCGGATTGTCGCGGCGAGATACCCCGTGACGACGAAAACGGTCAACCTGGGAAGCTTTAACCTGGTCAACTGCTCCGACCTACAGGTGCGCGCGGCCGTGGAGCTTCCGACAGCTGGCTGTAGCGTCATCTTCGAGGTCGAGCGACCGAATGGCACGATCTATAAGCTTCTGCCGTTCCAGGTGCTGCAGCTCACAGAGTTTATCACCGAGACGGTCGAGCTTCGGGCGGTGCTGACGGGGACGCAGAAGGTCTCGCCGATCCTCTATGCACCAGTCGAATTGGTTGCGGGAAGGATCGCCACGACACTGGATTATGTCACGCGCGCCTTTGCACTCGGCGAGGCTGTGCGCGTGACCTCTTACCTGAAGACGTACCTGCCGGGCGGGGCGACGATCACCATGGCCTACGCAAAGGACGGCGGCGCATTCGCCAATCTGCCGCTTGTCGACACGGATGCACTGGCGTTCCCGCTTTGGACTGAAAAGAAATATGAGGCGACCGGGCAGACCGGCACGCTCGTGCGCCTAAAGATTTCGGCAACCGGCGGACCCGCCGCGCGTCTCATCATCGGCGACTTCGGCGCTGGCATTTTCTGAGGGTGATTGATGGCTAACACACCGAACTTCGCAATCCCGCTTCCCGATCCCGAAGCTGATGTCGATGAGGAATTCTATCGGCTGCAGCAAGCCTGGGCGATCGTTGACGCAGCGCTCTGGAATTTGAGCCAGGCAATCGACGGAAAGGCTCCCTCGCTTCACGAGCATTCGATGGGGCAAATCACCGGTCTGCTGTCGGCGCTTGCCGGGAAGATGGATGCCTCCACGACATTCGAGCTCGATGATCTGACGGACGTTTCGGGCACGGCGGCGGCCGCAATTGGCTACGTTCTTGTCAAAGCAGCCGCCGGATGGCAGCCGAGTTCACCGAGTGCAGCACTCGGCGCACACCAGCACGCCACTGGCGATATCGTCGGTCTGAGCGCTGCCATCAATGCGGCCGTTGCCGGCGTGATAGCCTCAGCGCCCACCACCCTGGACACTCTGAACGAGCTTGCCGCTGCACTGGGCGACGATCCGAATTTTTCCGCGACGATCACCGCGCTTATCGGAACGAAGGCGGCACGCGCGATCACTATTTCCGCCGGCACCGGCTTGACCGGCGGCGGCGATCTATCAGCCAACCGCACGCTTTCGCATGCTGATACATCTTCGGCGGGCTCGGCCAACAATACGGGCGTCAATTTCATTCAAGGCATCACACTTGACGGATTTGGACATGTGACAGCGCTTGATTCGACAAGCCTTCTTACTGCATTGGGAGCAGGAACTAGTGCTGGCGGTGTCGGATCATATGCGATGCTCTATCGCACAACAGGAGGAGAGGCGCTCCCCGGAACGACCGCGCCCGGTTCGAGCCTCGAATATTCTAACGCGAACGGCAACACCAGCGGCACGAGTCCCGGCGGTACATGGCGTTGCATGGGTTACCACAATACATCGACAGAAGGCCGCAAAGTGACCCTTTGGCTGAGGATAAGCTAATGGAATACCGGAACGCTGTTTTTTGCCGCGCTGACGAAAGCGCTATCGACATGGAAATTGAGCACCCGGTCTTTGGCTGGCTACAAACGACAACGTCGCCCAACGACGTTGAAGAACATAGTAGGGAATTGTTCGCCGCCGCTGTAGCCGCTGGCGACGTCGCCCCTTACGTTCCACCAGAGCCGCCTCCACCGATCAGCGAAGACGTTGACGCCGAACGCGACCGACGCATCACGGCAGGCTTTGTATTCAACGGTTTCGTGTTTCAGTCACGTCCGGAAGATCGTGAAAATATCATGGGCGCTTCAACCGCAGCGCTCGCAGCAATGGTCAATGGCGCTCAACCGGGCGACTATCGTTGGCACGGCGAAGACAGCGATTTCCGCTGGATCGACGCTGACAACATGATGCATCCGATGGACGCGCAGACGGTGTTCGCATTCGGTAGAGCGGCAATGTCGCATAAGCAAGCTCATATCTTCGCTGCTCGGGCGCTAAAGGATATGTCACCGATCCCGGCCGACTACGCCGACGATCAGCATTGGCCTTCACAACCGGCATAGACAACCGAACAAAACTCGGCCATTTATTGGCCGTTCGAAGATGCTTTGAAGAAGGGCTGACAGCTGTCAGCCCTTTTGCCTGAAGGGGCGCATGTAGGGTCGCGAAGAACTTATCGCTTGATCCCTTCTCTTCAGGAGACACCATGTAATGGCTGGCACCACCGATTTCGTCGGCGTCCGCGTCTTCTCCGATCTCCGTTCTACCGTCGCCAAGATCGACACGCGCGACAGCACCGTGCTTGGCATGGTGCTTCCGGCGCCGCTCGCCGACAACACGGCGTTCCCTGTCGGAGAACTCGTTCGCCTTTCCACCGATGACCCGGTCCAGGTTGCCAAGCTCGGCGCCGGCATCGCGCTCGACACGGTCAATCAGATCGCCTCCGAAGGCATCGTCACCGACATTGCCTTTACCCGCGTGGCCCATTCGGCCGAGGCCGATCCCGCCGCCAAGCTTGAGGCGGAAATCAACAACATCGTCGGCTCGGCCGGCGCCAAGACCGGCATTTGGACGATGCTGGAGGCCAAGGCGCATCTCGGCCTGGAGCCGGGCGCCATCATCGCCCCCGGCTACACCTCGCAGCGCATTGGCGGCGCGGCCAATGCCGTCGCAACGGCCATGTCCACGGTCGCTGGCAAGATCATCGACTGCATGGCGATCGTCGACACGCCGGTCACCAACCGCGAGGCAGCCGCTGCCTATGCCGAGGATTTCGCCACGGCACTGAACGTCATTGCCTGCTATCCGCAGGTGGTCGTCAATCTCGGTGCCGGCAACGTCACGCGCTCGATGTCGCCGCATGTCGCCGCCGCGATGATCCGCCGCGACAAGGAAACCGGCGGTCCCTACAAAGCCTTCTGGAACCGGCCGCTGCCGGGCATTCTCGGCCCTTCGGTGCCGGTGGGCTACATCGACGGCGAGATCACCTCGGATGCAAACTTCCTCAATCAGGCCGGCGTCGGCACGATCATCGAGGGCAAGCTGCTCTGGGCGCCGTTCACCACCGCGAGCGATCCGACCGTTCAGAACTGGCGCTCGATCAAGCGTATCCGCACCCGCCGTGCGGTCGAAAAGGCCGTGCTCCGGCCTTTGCGCCAGTATCTTTCCGAGGACATCACCCCGCACATGGTGTCGCTGATCTACCGTTCGCTCGATCAGTTCCTTGGCGACCTTCAGACACTCGGCGCCATCATCGATTACGAGCTGCTCTGGTCCGCCTCCATGAACCCAGCGACGATCCTCGAAGCCGGCGCGCTGCGCGTGAAGATGCGCTTTGCCGAGACGCCCGACCTGGTCGACCTGCAGATCTACAGCGAGCCGCAGCCCGAGGCCTTCGACGTGCTCCAGGCCGCGATCGCCGCCTCGCTCTCGCAGCTCGGCCTCAACAACGTCCGCGTGACGGCTTAAGGAGACACCGATGGACCGCATCATTCACGGCTCCAACTGGTACTGCAACGAGATCAATCAGCGTTTGCGCATCGATGAGACGACGCTGCCGGAACTTTCCCGCGAGATGACGAGCTACGTCATGGGCGGCGGCTACTTCGCGCTGGATCTGCCCGCCGAAATCCAGGCGCTCACCGCCGAGATGACGGTCAATGGCGCGCATGAGGATCTCCGCAGCCGCTTCGGCCGCGAGCCCGGCGATTGGACAACGGTGGCCTATTACGAGAGTCTGCTCGACGTCTTCCCGGCCGGTTCCGACGGCACCGTACAGACGAGCGGCTCGCCGAAACTCAACGGACGTGTCGTTTTCCTGAAGGGCCTGCTGAACAGCTACACGCCGGGCGGCGTCAAAGGCCTGAAGGCCACCGGTGCGACGCGCCTGCGCTGGTCTTCGATCGTGCTCTACCACGATCTCTTCAACGGCAAGACGGTCCACAAGTTCGATCTGCAGAACAACGTGCTGATCATCGACGGTGTGAACTACACCGCCGACCATAACCGACTGATCAGCGCCTAAGCGAATACCAGGGAGCGCGCCGGCTATAGGCGCGCGAGGCGAAGGCCGGCCGCCGGAAAGGGCGGCCGGCCACTTCCACGACTGAGGAGCGACAATGCTGACTTCCGGTGCAATCAAGGTTCCCGTGACCACGCCGAACTCGAAGGACGATCCGACCGACGTCAAGACTGAGCACATTACCTTGCCGCCGCCGGAGATGTGGGGTGCGCTCGACAACCGCAGCGCTCCGGTGCAGCCGGAGCCGAAGCCCGCCGATGCCGGTGCCGGCAAGGCGCAAATCATCCACGCTTTCATAAACCCCTCGGCTCGATCAAGAACGATCCCGCTGGTCTACCCCTTCGCGCTTGAAGGCGAAGACGTCCGCGAAATCACTGTTCGCCGCCTGACACTTGGCGAAGTGCAGGACTTGCTGGCGCGGACCTCGGGAACGACGCTGACGGCAATGGACATCTATGCGGAGATGACCGGGCTGACGCCCGAAATCCTTCGCGGCCTGGACGATGAGGACGGCACGGCGGTGACGGACGCGGCCTATGATTTTTTTCCCCCACGGCTGCGTCCGGACAACGCATCGTCGGAGACCTGAGACACTGGCGCAGCTACGCCGCACGCGTGGCCGCCTATCTGCACCTTCAGCCGGAACGAAGCATGTTTTGGGACGAACTGATGCTCTGGTTTGACGAAGCGCGGCAGATTCATGCCGAGAGCTTCGGGTTAGTGAACATAATGCTCGGAGGCGCAAAGAATGGCTGATTTCGACGTCTCGATCCGCGCTAGGCTTAAGAACGATGTCAAGCGCGAGGGCAAAGAACTTGAGCGCGACCTGAAGGGCATCAACCAGGCGATCAAGCAGCTCGACCGTGCCGGAGGTTCGAATAACCTTGGCGCCAGCGTCGAGAAAGCCGGTCGCGCTGCAAACCGGTCGACGCAGGCGGTTCGCACCCTCGATCGGGAGGCCCGCAAACTCAATACCGTCAACACGAGCGCGGCCGAGCGGGAGATCAATGCGCTCGGCAAGGCCAGCCAGCGCGCAAAACGGGATGTCGAGAGCCTGCATCGCAGCTCTCGCAATCTGAACCAGATCAGTGCGTCGAAGCTCGATGGCATCCAGCGCTCGACCGGCATCTTGAACGGGACGATGGGTCGGCTTGCCGGAAGCGCCGGCAGCGCATTTGGAGCGTTGCTCGCCTTCGCTTCTGTCGACAACATCGTCCGGGGCATGGAACGGCTCGGCGAGCAGGCTCGCAAGCTCGATCGTGAAGTGGCGTCGGTGGCTGTGACGGCCGAGATGCGCACGCCGGAAGCGATCGCGCGCATCGGCAAGTCCAATGAGGGATTGTCAATCCGCTATGGCATCGACCAGTCCCAAGTGAACGACGCGCGCAAGGCTTACGCGGCCGCCGGCTTCGGCGTCGATCAGCAGGAATCGATCCTCGATCCAAGCCTGAAGGCGGCAAAAGCTGGAGACAGCACTGGCGAGACGATCGCGGCGGCCATCATCGCAGCTCAACAGGCGCTTGGCGTAAAGAACGCCGAGGTGCCTGCGGCGCTCGATATGATGGCGAAGGGTTCAAAGCTCGGGAGCTTCGAAGTCGACGCCATGGCAAAGAACTTTCCTGCGCTCGCGACCATGTACGGCGGAACCGGTCGTCAAGGCCTGCAGGGTTGGGCGGAGTTGATCGCCGCCGCCCAGGTCGTAAGAATGGGCGCGGGCGACCAAACTACAGCCGCCACCAACCTCCAGAACGTCATCAGCAAGCTTTCATCGCCCGATACGGTGAAGAACTTTGATGAAAAAGGCGTCAGCCTCGAAAAGCTCAAGGCTAAATCCATCAAGAATGGCACGCCGTACTTGATGGACCTGGTCGATGAAGTCATGCGCCTCTCCGGTGGCGACGAGTTCATCATCGGCGAATTGTTCGGCGATATGCAGGCAAAGGCGGCGCTCGCTCCGCTGATCAATAATCGCCAGAAGTATAACGAATTCCTGAAGCAGATCATCGGCCAGAGCCAGGGTACCGTGGAAGCGGACTACGATTTCGTCCGCAACCGGCCCCAGGAGCAGGCTGACCGGCGCGGCGCTGCTTTGACGGCCACCGGCGACAAGATCGGATCGGCGTACAACAGCGTCACCGGTCCGCTGCGTGATGCAGCCGTCCGGGCCGTCAATCCCGATTACGCGGTGCAGGAAGATGACTACAGGAGATCGCAGCTTCGAAAGCTTGGACCTCTTGAACTGAGCAGGCAAATCGGCGCCGCGAAAGGCCAGCTTTCCGCCCTGCCCTCAGAAATGTTCGACGCGGTCGTGCCGTCGATGGCGCTGGCACGGGGCGCGACCAAGCGCCGGCTGAAAGAGCTGCAGGACGCAATGTCCGCGCTCGACGGCGGCTCCTCGCTGAATGCAAGAGACGAGCAAGCGGCACCCGGTCCCAGCGCCTTGCAGCGGTTCCTGTTCGGCCGGGCGGCCGAGCCGGGCTTTAACGTGAAAGACCATCTCGGTCTCGATCTCCGACCCCAAGCCGAAAGTTCGATGCAGGGCTATAACGAGGCCTTGAGTGCCGAGGGCGACAAGGCGATCGTGATCGCCCGCGACAAGGCGGCTGCGATCCGCGACAGCCTTAATTTCACGGCTACGCCGACGATCGCACCGACCTTCCTGCCGCCGGCCAGCACACCGGCCGCCACATCCGCGCCGAAGGATAAGCAGTCGTCGTTGGTGCCGGCTTCGGGCGGCACCGTGAAGGTCGCACAGTACTTCCCAGGCGGCAATGCCAGGCTCGCGAGCCTAAGGGCGCAGCGCGAGCAGAACCGGTCCGTGCGCATGGCAGCCGCCCGCTCTCTCTCAGACACAGGGTCGAAAACCGCATGAGCGTCTTCAATCCGACCGGCGCCTTGATCTCGATCGGCGGCGCCATTCTTTACACGGTGGGCGGCCTCAATCCGCAGCGCCTCGCCTTTTCCAGCGAAGCGCGGTTTCCGGCGCATCCGATCCCGGCTGGCATCGCCTATCAGGCGACCGGCCTCGGCGAGCAGAGCCTCTCGATCGAGGCGCGGACCTTTCCGCATGTGATGGGCGGTTTGGATGCCTATGCTGTCTTAGAAGCGCATCATAAGAGCCAGAGCGCCGTCCCGGTCATCCGGCTGAAGGGGAACTTCATGGGGCTGGTGTCCGGCCTCTACGTCATCCAGTCGCTGGAGACGGACGAGGAGAAGCTTCACCCCTTCGACGGCGTCGGCCGCATCGTCGACGTCAATATCGGGCTGCTGAAGATGCCCGATAGTTTCGGCAGCTCCGGCGGCATCATCTCCGGCTTTGGAGCGCTCCTATGACGACTTACACCGTGGCCTATGGAGGCGAGCGGCTGGACCGCATCGCGGCCAAGACGTTGCAGACGGAGCAGCTTGGCGCCATCGAAGCGCTGCTCGATGCCAATCGCGAGTTGGGTGCCTTTGCCGCCGGGATCATTCCGGCCGGCACGGTCATCGTCATTCCAGGAGACTTCAGCGGCGAGGCCGTCGTGAAGCGCGTTCTCGCGTGGGAGTGACTATGCCTAGAAAACCAATCGTCCAGGTGATCGGTCAAAGCGGCGCGGATCTCATTCCGGGCTGGGGAGCCGCCCTCATCGCCGTCCAGTTCACAGACAACGATGGCGCTGAGGCCGACGAGCTAAACATCACTTTTTCGGTGTCACCGCCCTTTCCAGATAGTCCGGCCGAGGGCACGCGGTATCGGTTTTTCTATGGCTGGGATCGCAGTGCGCTTCGCGACGGCGGCTTGTTCACCTACCAGTCCGACAGCCTGGGCGGCGATCCCGAGAGCGGCTATTCCATGACGATCACCGCGCGCGCCAGCGATTTCATCGACGCGGACAAGAAGGCCGATAGCGAGCACTTCGAAGAAACCACGGCCGGTGAAATCTTCAAGAAGATCGCCGCCCGATCGGGCAAGACGGTCGCTGTCCACCCCGAGATCGCGAAGATCAAAATCCCATACCGGCTACGCTACAATCAGTCCGCCACTGGCTTTGCCAACGAGCTGGCGGAGGAGCTCGGCGGCACGTTGAAATTCGCCGGCGGGAAGATGCTGGTGCCGACGCGGAACTCCGGCCAGACGGCGAACGGTGCCGCGATGCCGACGATCATCGTTTCCTATGCTTCCTCGCACAGCTTTGAGCTTTCGACGGAAGGCCGCAGCAAATATGCCGAGGTCGGCAGCGCCTATTTCGATCCTTTGGAGGGTATTCAAAAGCTCTTCGAAGCCGCCTCGATCGGCAGCGCTTCGCGGTTCCTGTCGCTCCATCCAGCAAGGAGCAAGGATGAGGCCGAACATGTCGGCAAGGCGCAGGCGGCCGAGCAAGCCCGTGACAGCGTCACCGGCAGCGTCGAGTGCGATGGTGACGTCGATGCCATGGCAGGCGGGCGAGTCAAACTGATGGGCTTCGGGACGAGCCGCGATGCGGCCAATCTGGTAGCGGCCTCCATCCAGCACAGCTTCACCTTCGACGAAGGCGGCGGCTGGATCATGTCGATCGAGCTGGCGAACAGACAGACGAGCAAGGATTAGGGTGCCCAGCCGGGCGGCCGGAGCGCGGAAACGCTCCAACGACGGGCCTTAGTTTGGCGACCAGACCCGTCCAACGGCAAGTTTGCACAACCGTCACACCCGTACCCTGCAGGGCCGGAGTTGCGTGACTGAGTCGTGAGATTTTTGAAATGGTGAATATCGAAGAGTGGCGGGATGTCCCCAACACGCAACCGCCGGCCGCCTGGATCGGTGGCAAGCGATCGCTTGCCCCTCGCCTAGTCAAGATGATTGCAGCGGTGCCGCATGTCGTTTACGCCGAGCCTTTCGTCGGCATGGGCGGCGTATTTTTCAGGCGAACCAGAGTGCCGCGCGGCGAGGTGATTAACGATCGCAATGGCGAAGTGGTCAATCTCTTCCGCATCCTTCAGCGGCACTACCCGCAGTTCATGGACACCCTGAAATTCCAGATCACCAGCCGCCGAGAATTCGAACGCCTCAAAAGCTGCGACCCCGCCACTCTGACCGATCTCGAACGCGCTGCACGCTTTATCTACCTGCAGAAGCTTGCATTTGGAGGAAAGGTTGCGGGGCAGAATTTTGGCGTTGATAGCAGCCGGGCCGCTCGCTTCAATTTAAACCGGCTCGCACCGCTCCTCGAGGACGTTCATGAACGCCTCGCCGGTGTCGTCATCGAGAACCTGGATTGGCTCGCATTCATCGACCGCTACGATCGGCCGGACACGCTCTTCTACCTCGATCCGCCGTATTTCGGCAGTGAAGGCGACTACGGGAAAGCGCTGTTTGGCCGGGAACAGTTTGCATTGATGTCTGAGCGCCTGCGGAGTCTGAAAGGCCGCTTCATAATGTCGATCAATGACACGCCCTATATCCGCTCGACGTTCCAAGGTTTTCTCTGCGATCAGGTAGATTTGACTTACTCCATAAGCGGCGGGAAAGGATCCGTTGCAAAGGAGCTGATAATTCAGCCTGGTTGACGACGTAGTCCTGTGTCGCTTCCATGAGGCTACATGCCGGCGAATGCCTCTTTTTGCGGGATGGCGATGGCGTGACGTTCGCGAAATAGCGATTACTTTGGCACGCTGAAGGACGACACAATAGTGATCATCCCAATTCCCCGCCCCGCAGGGGGCTAGTTGCCCAGGTAGAGGTCAAATCCCTTTCGCGCAGAGCATCCATGATTCCCATGATAGTGGACTCTTCGAGATGCCTGAGCGGCAGGGTGCTTTCCGCGATGACAACGATCTCTCCGGTCCTCATGTCAACTATCGACCAAGTGGCGTCGCGGCCACGTTTCGCACAGTATGGAGCGCATACTCGAATAATCACGTGCGATCCTTCATTACAAAGAGCCCTGAGACGAATCGGGCTAATCGGGCTAGTTGCTAACGAGAGGGACGTCGGGAGACGTCCTGAAGATAAACGCATGAGAGGGATCACGGTTTCAGCACGCTAACGAACCGATGCAGGACTAACTGAGGCGGATCGCACGGCCGCGTGCAAGGGCTAAAGCACGGTGACAGGAGAATTTGGCCCCACGATCCATTCCGCCAAACATCCGCGGCGGTTGAATGTTCCTAGTTGTTCTCTTCATACTCCTGATCAGCGATTTTTCGGCGAGGACCTGAATGTCCTCGAGCGGGAGAGCTATAAATGCTCCCGCCTGAATAGAAGGAGGCTCGCGCTGGCCATCGATCAACGCGAGCCCTTTCGCACCGTGTGACAAGAGGGGAAGGGGTTCGCCTCCGTCACGCACTATCAGCATGACAGACGATCAAACGAGAGCAAATTAGTTAAAACGGCTTAGGCCGTCGTGCCGTCGTGCCGTTGTGCTGTCGGCGGAGGCGCCGGGTTCTCCGGAGGCCGAATGCCTCTCTCTCAGGGCATCGATAATCTCCATGGCGGTGGATTCATCAAGGCGTCTTAGCGGCAGAATTTCAGCGATGACAGCGACCTTTTGCGTCTGGGTATTGACGATCGACCAGCTACCATCCCCGTCGCGTCTGGCGTAATAATGCGGGCGTATATTCACGTCAGCCTCTGTTTCTTTGACCTTGGATGAAGGTGGATTTGATGGGGAGGAATAGCGGGCCCGGGGGCGGGCCCGCAGTGCATTCAAGTTATTCGACGACCTCGATCACCGCGCGGGTCTTCGGATTGACGAGCACACGCTTTTTGTTGACGACCACATAGCCGTAGTCGGGCTGATCGGGGATTGTATGGATCTCGACGGTCTCAGGGAGCGCCGTACCGACTGCAACCTCACCTTCAAACGTGACCGACGGCGATTGCTGCTCAAGAACGTAGGTTCTGACCTCGCCGGGAACGGTGACCGTCGTTGTCTGCGCGACCGCCGCACCCCCCAGCGACAGAAACAGCGATATGGCAGAAATGACCAATTTATTCATGTTATCCTCCCAGGATCTAGTGTCCCGGTAAAACGCTACCGATAGGATATCGTTCCTCCGGCGCACGGAATGGGTGCGGCGTCACGGCCCCGGCCCTAACGTTCTAAGCTGAATCTGGCAGTCGTGTTGGGTGATCCGACTGATGAATACGATGCGGGCTCGCGGGCATCGGTTCAACGCGAGCCCTTTTGCACCGCGCGATAGGGTGACAGGGAGCTAGCTCTGTTCCTGCCACGCTCCAGTAAAATGACAGACCTTCGAAAGAGTGAAAACTAGCTAAAACGGCTTAGGTCGTTCCTCGTGCGCCTTCGGCGCCGGGCCTCTTCTATTGTCAATCGCGATTCTCATTGCCCCCGGCAAAATTGAGCGTACACTACTCTCACCGGCCCCCATTTAACGGCTGAGGCCGGTTGGGAGATTATAAGTGCTCTTGCCACAACGGAGGAGCACAAGATGTCTCTTCAAGATTTACTTCCCCTCGATGAAAACCAAATCGACACGGTCACCACGGTGGTTCACCAGTGGTGCAAATTTCATCGTGTTCCGATAGAGAGCGGCCGTGGGCGTGTTGCCATGACGACCGCTGTTAGTCTCGCAATCGGTGGCAAGAATTCGTCGCCAGTGCTCGCTGAAGCCCTCGGCCGCGCTATGCGGATCGAGCAGTTCAAGCGGCCGGTCGAATAG